TTCGTGAGGGGTCTACGCATGGTTCTCGAAGTCCGTTCTGAGTGGGGGATTAGGTGTGTGCGGGGTGGGCGGCCGGGTGTCCGGTCAGCCACTCGCCGACGTCGAAGCACGGGCATTCCTTCAGCCACTCGTTGGGGCTGACCTTGCCGTCGCGGTTCTTGTCGGGGGAGAGATCGCGGTGGCCGAGGATGGTGGCCGCCGGGTAGGCGAACTTCAGGCTGTCGAGCAGGTGCTTGAGGGCCTTGAACTGCTCGGGAGTGAAGTTGTTCTCGCCGGTCTTGCCGTCCACCTTGACGCCGCCGATCAAGCAGATGCCCAGCGAGCGGCTGTTGAAGCCCTCGACGTGCGCCCCCGGCTCGTTATCCGGGCGTCCCTTCTCGACGGTGCCATCGCGACGGATGACGTAGTGGTAGCCAATGCAGCGGAAGCCGCGCTGGCGGTGCATCTGGTCGATCTCCCTGGCCCCGATGTCTCGGGCGGCAGGGGTGGCGCTGCAATGCACCACGAGGAAGTCTACGTGCTTGATCGGCATGATCTTCATTCGGTCTCGTATGTGATGGTGAATGCGACCCCAGGCTCACCCTCGGCCCAACGCTTGCGGATACGCAGGTCGTGGACCTGGGTGTCGTCCTTCCAGAGGCGACCGCTGTCGTTGAAGGCGTCCATCACCGACTTGGCGTAGTTGTCCGCGTCGGGCTTGGGATACTTGAGCTTGGTGGTCTTGGGGCGGGTGACGTAGCAGATGAGGTCGAGGATGACCGGGGCCTCGTGAAGCCCCTCCGGGGCACTGAGCCCCGCGTCCTGAACATAGGCGGCGACCGCCTTCTTCCAGTCCATGTAGTCCGACGGCATGTAGACCGTCGGGAACTTCCCCCGGACCACTACTCGTGGCCGGGGGCTGGGCATCGGATCGAAGGGGAGCGAGGACGAGAGCGCTGGTGCGCCCTTAGACGTCATCGTCCGCGTCGTCGCCGTCGAACGGGGCGGCGTCGTTGCCGGTGTCCTCGACATCGTACACGTCGTCGCCGTCTTCCTCGCCGAAGCCGTACTGCTCGGCCGAGCGGGCACCGCCGCTGACCAGCGTGATGATCTGGACGGCCTTCAGGCGCAGGCTGACGCCGACGACACCGTCGGTCTCACGCAGGTAGGGGTTGGCTTCGACGAACAGCTTCAGCTTCGAGCCGCCGCCGATCTTCGGGGGGTTCTTCAGGCTGACGCGCTGGGCGTTGAAGAAGTCGGGCTTCTGCGTCCAGCTCTTGCCGGACTTCGTGGTGACCTTGTGCTTCAGCTTCGCGTTGATCGTGAGGCGGCCGGTCTCATCGCCGGTCTCCTCGTCGAGTTCCGGCTTGGCGACTTCGAGCTTCTTCAGGTTCTTGGCCTTGCCCGCCTTCTTCTCGGCGGTCAGGCGCTCGACCGTAGCGTCGAAGAACTCGTCGCGGATTTTCTCCAGCTTCGCGATGAACGCCTGGGTCTCCGGGGCGTCGCCGTCCAGCGCGCCCTTGGTGTGGAACTCGCCTGCCGCGTTGAACTTGGTGTCCGGCTCGTTCAGCTTCGGCCAGATGGCGATGAGCGCGGGGGTCAGCAGGGTCGGGTTGTTTTGTGCCATACTTCGGTGGGTTTCCGTTCTGAGTGGGGGATTAGGCTTGAGGCTGGGGGAAGCCAGCCCATTCGTCGGCGCGCTCAACCAGCTCGGCGGCGAACGCGAGGACTTCCTCGGGCGACCCGAAGGTGTAGCCCTGCGGTCGGCGGCAGATCAGCTTCACCTTGCCGGTGAGCGAGCCGTTGATCGTCAGGAGCTGGCGACCTTGGTAGTCGGTGCGGGTGGAGACGGGTGGGACAGGCGGGGCGGTCTTAGCCATGGGTGTCGGCGCTCATCTGTTCGAGGTCGTTGTCCAGCGCGGCGAGGTCGTAGCCCTCGGCGGCCAGGAGCATTGCGGTGTGGGTGGAGACAGCGCCGTCTTGGCGCTGCTCCTTGGAGGCCCGGCTCAGCAGGCCCGCGATGGCCGCGCTCAAGCGGTCACCTCTTTCACTAGGGCTTTCAGCGTGCCCCGGAAGGTGGAGCGCTGGACCGGAACCAGCACGTCGGTCACGGGCTGGAACACGTAGTCCGCCAGGAACTCGGCCAGCCCTTCAGCCAGCTCGCCCAGCTTGGTGACCGCGATGAGCGGCAGCGCCAGCACAAGGAAGGCGGCGACCAGCAGGGGGAAGGCGACGAGGCCAGCCAGGCCGTGGGCACGGCGAGCGGCCTTGAAGTCGTAGGCGACGACGCGCTTGCCGAAGTAGACGTCGAGGTAGAACCGGCCCACGTCGAGCAGGAACGCCCGGCTGGTCAGGCTGACGGCGAACACCGAGTAGGAGCGGCGGCCAGCATTGATGTAGGCGGTCGGGAGGGTGATCTTCATGTGGTGGCTTACTTTCCGTTGAGTTCGTTCGCGGCGTAATCGCGGATGGCTTGGACGTGGTAGGTGAAGGGCCCTTCGGCCTGATCGACCATGCGTTTGGTGCGCTCGACCTCTTCGTGAGGGTCGAGGCCACAGGCTTGGCAAACCACCACGGTGGTGAGGAGGAGCGCCCGTACTTGGTCGCTCGGGTTCAGCCGCTCGTTGCGGCGGATCAGCTCGAAGGCTGGCTCGCGGAGCTGCGAGACTGTGGAGTCGATGCGGACTCGGTCAGCGATAGACGACAGGGATGTCATGGTTCTCCAGGGTCGAGGCGTGCAGCCCCAAGGGTGCAACTTAATTCCCGCTCTGAGTGGGGGATCGGTTACGCGAACATATATTGGGCGTCCCGCAGGACATTGAGATCGAGCGACCCTGGTTGGGGCAGCTCGGGTAGGTCGTTAGCCACCTCGGGGGGTAGCTGCTGGACCAGCTCATCCCTGAACCGGGCGAGGACGTCGGGCGTGTATTGCGCCACGAACGTCTCCCGCAGGATCAGCGAGAGGCGGTCAGCGTTGGCCGCGTGGGTGCCGAAGCTGTCGTGGATGACAGCCAAGTCAGTGATCCCGGCGCGGACGCAGGCGTTGACGGTGGCCATGAGGTGGGCCGCGTCGTTCGAGTGGACGAAGTTGGGCGCGATACCGTTGGTCTGGCCGCTGGCGTCCAGCTTGTCGGTGTCCACCGCGATCTGCAGGAACACCGGGCGTCCGTTGTAGTGGACCTTCAGGCGCTGCCCGACCACCTTGCGGTAGGCTTGGAGCACCGGCAGGCCGACGGGCGTCGTCCACCAGATGGGCTGGCCCGCCTTCGCCGCGACCTTGGCGGCCTCTCGGAGCCAGGACATGGCACCCGAGGCGGCGTTCACGGTCTCGCCGATGGCGTCCCACATGACGAAGGACAGCCAGTTGGCGGCAGCGTAGTTGTCGAACCCGCCCAGGTAGGGCGGCAGACCTTCGTCCTGCAGCTCCTTGTCCAGCTCGCGGAGGGTGCCGAGGATCATGTCCTGCATCCCATAGCGGGTCGCCGAGTAGCAGTAGGTCATGGTCGGGCGCTTCGCGATCTTGCGCTTCACCTTCCCTCCCCTCCAGGCCTGGGCCTCGGGGGCATCCGACGTGTCAGCCACAGCCTGGGCGATGGCGGCAACCTCGGAGTAGACGTCCTGCGGCTTCTCGACCGGCAGCAGGTTCACCGCGCGAGCGCCCACAGGATCGCGGAGCATGGCGGAGAAGTGCTGAAGCCCAGAGTTGGAGCCGTCCAAGGCGACCGGGATGCGGCTGACGAAGTCCGCCCCCTCCCGCATGAACCCGGCCCACTCGAAGCAGGCCGCGAGCGCGCAGTACGGGCTGTCCTTGGACGTGGTCCAGAACCGCTCGCCGTCCAGCGGGTTGTCGGCGCTGTCGAGGATCGCGTTGGTGTTGGCGAAGACCCAGTCGATCCGCTCTTGGAAGGACACCTTGTCCACCCCGAAGAGGTTCGCGATGTGGATGGCCAGCCACCAGCCTCCAGCGTCCCCGAGCGGCATGCCGTTCGAGAACTCCAGCAGACCCTTGCCGCTGTCGTCAGCCTGCGGGTGCGGGCCGCCGATGGGGATGGGGTAGATGCGACCTCGGAAGTCCAGCTCGTGCGGGAAGTAGATCGCGGGTTCGTCCTTGAACTTGTCCGCGATCCACAGGCGTTGCGCGAAGGCCAGCCGCTTGGACAGGGCCTGGGCGTTCCGCTCGTAGACCTTGGCCGCGTCCCGTTTCCAGGCGGCGCGGGCCAGCTCGTTGGTCTCGATGTCGTCCGGCCTGTTAGGCATGGGGAGATCGTCACGTCGAGGCAGTCCGCCGAGGTTGCCGCCCTGGTCCCAGACCTCACGCATCACGGAGAGGATGCGCTGGTTGATCCGCCAGGGTGTGTCCTGCACGGCGTTCACCGCCGCGTAGACCTCGGGCATGTCCACGTACCGCAGCTCGCTGTGGTAGGGCGCGGCCCACTGCTTCACCAGTCTCAGGCCGGGGCGCTTGGTCAGGTAGCCGCCCCAGAACGGGGTGCGCCACCGCCGGGGACGGATGACCATGGGCAGGTGGATCGGCTCTAGGATTTCGCAGCGGGCGTGTTGCTTCTCCAGCCATGTGGCGCAGGCCTCAGTCGGGCGAAGCACGTAGGTCTCACCTCGGCCGACCTTCATGGTCTCCAGGGTGAACAGCCCGGTGCTGTCGCACAGCAGCTCGATGGCACGCATGCCAGCCTGGAGCTTGTCGCTGTCGGAGAAGTCGGTCTTCGCCCCCTCCTTCGCCATGATGTCTCGGATGGCCGACCGCCGCTTGGCCCCCTTCTTCTGCTTCTCGATGAGCCCTTTGTAGCCAGCCTTGTTCGACTGCTTCAGGTTCAGCATCTCGATGTGGTCGATGAGGACGTTGGCGATCTGGAAGG